GGTTCCCGACTTGGTTCCCGACTTGGTTCCTGACTTGGTTCCAGACTTGGTTCTCGACTTGGTTCCCGACTTGGTTCTCGACTTGGTTCCCGACTTGGTTCCCAGTCGAGAACCAAGTCGGGAACCAAGTCGAGAGTTTCACCTGGCCTTATTTTTCTGGCCACTTCTGGGCCTCATATTTCTCATGGGTTCGCGCGATGGAAGAAATCGGCGTGACGGGATTTACCACGGATTACGGCTATCTGGAATCATGCGCTGAACTGGGTTTGTTTTATCCACTCGATTCAATCCTGATTGTCGGAGGTAAGCCATCGGAAATAAGCCGAAACCAAGCGGGCCAGCTTCATAAGGATGGCGGTCCATCGCTCGCGTATGCTGACGGCTGGCAATTATTCCACCTCAACGGCGTTCCGATGGACGCCGAGCAAGTTTTGACACCAGCCGAACGAATCGAGCCTGACATGGTTTTGAAAGAGCGGAACGCCGATCGCCGCCGTGAGCTGATCCGAAAAGTCGGGGTTGAACGGATGCTTGCGAAGTTGCCGCATAAATCAATGGATAAGCGCGACGATTACGAACTCCTTTCAGTCAGGCTATCCGATGAAGTAACCGACGCGCGCTATCTTAGGATGCTAAATCCTTCGGTTGGGGTCTGGCATTTGGAGGGAGTTCACCCCAACTGTAAAACAATCACCGAGAGTTTGAACTGGAGAAACCACAACTGGCACGAAAATGCCGAAATACTCACATGAAAACAGCTAAACGCACAGCCCAGCAGGGAGACCTAATCCTCCGCAAAATCAACGCCGTTCCTGATGGCGAAATAAAGGAAACCACTCGCAAACGCCTCATCCTGGCCCACGGCGAATCGGGCCATTCGCATGTAATTGAGGACGACGAAGCCGAGCTGGTTCGCATCGGTGAAAAGATGCTTCTCAAACTTACCCGCGCGGCGACGATAGTTCACGAGGAGCATAAGCCGGTACGCCTGTCGCCCGGAATATGGGAGGTCGGCCGGGTTCAGGAGTACGATTATTTTCAGCGAATGTCCCGGCAAGTCATCGACTGAGCCATGACCCTTCAACAACATTTCCAGCACGTCCTAAAGCCGATCCCGCCAGTTATCGGCCAGCACATTTGCCGCGTTTGCGTGCACGAGAAAGGAGGGGCGATAATGGACTCCAAAACCAAATGGCGACGAGAACACCGCGAGCACATTCGGGTGTACAACAAAGCTTATCGAGCCAGTGAGGCAAGATTTCATCTGTGCGATTGCGGCCGGATTGCTTTCACCAAGAAGGGGTCCAGCTGGGTGTGTAAAAGGTGTCACGACATCGAGAATTATCTTCATACGTTTCATCGGTATAAGGACATGGATAAGCCGAGCAGAAAGCAGGTGGTCCTATGACAATCCCCCTAATTATCACCCTCGCCTTCACAATCCTATTCATCCTGTCGCTTTGCACCACATCGAGTCGCGCCGACCGTCGAGCGGCTAATTTGTGGGGCAGTCCGTTTGATAATAGCGGGAGAAGTGCTCATGTTTTGGCCGATCTCGGCTGCTGTGAGTGCGATTCTAGGAGGGACTCGCGCGGGTCCCAGTTGGTTCAAATCCAGCCCCCGCTTTCCATTTGGAGCCGCAACGGTTCCAAGCGCCAGCAACCAACCGAGATTATTACTGATACGAGCTCGACCGTGCCGGTTGAGCCGGTAACTCATAGATTAGGGTTCAGCTTACCTTCTCAAAAGCTGGCGCATCCTTTTAGCCTCGGGTCATTACTTTTCATCGGCGGGACTGTGACGAAATGAAGCCGTATTACCAGGACGACGCTTGCACGATTTACCACGGCGATTGCCGGGAGATATTGTCGCAGTTGGAACTATTGGAGCCAGTGGAATTGGTTTTAACTTCGCCCCCATATCCCGGCGCCGATATGTGGAATAAGCCCGCCGCCGAATTGTGCGAGCTGGGGCTTGATGTCATGGGCAAGTGCGTTCCGGCCCTTAAGGACGGTGGCGTAATTTGTTGGCAAATTGGAGATATTCCCGCTGGCAATCATGGCGTAATCACCACCACCACCACCACCACGCATGCGGCGTGCCAACTCGGGCTAAATCTTCGCGGCCATATCATTTGGGATAAAGGTAGTCCGAATTTAACCCCGCCCGCCTTCATGCGTCGGCCTGTCATCCCGTCGCTTTGTCATGAAAGCGTTCTAGTCCTCTATAAAGGCGACTGGATACCTCGAGAAGAAGTCTGCGGCCTGAATGGCGACAAGCGGTGGATGGCTGTGTGTGTCTGGAAGATAGCGCCGGAACGACACGCGGAACACCCCGCCCCGTTTCCTTATGAGCTGGCCCGCAGGTGCATCAATATGTGGTCACTCGAGGGTGAAACTGTGCTCGAGCCATTCTGTGGAACGGGGACCACGCTAAGGGCCGCTAAGGATATTGGCCGTCGCGCAATCGGCATCGAAATCGAAGAACGTTACTGCGAAATCGCCGCTAAACGTCTCGCACAAGAGGTATTGGCTTTATGATCGACACCATAATCGAATACGCACAAGGCCGGATTGACGCGATACGCAAACGACCGAACACAATCGAAACCGCCGAATTTGCCGAGGTTTTAACGCTGGCTAGAACTATGGCAATCGAGGAATTGGAGCATGTAATCAATGTGTGCCAGGGCGTTAAAAAGAATGAGGAGATGATCGACAAGCTGCTGGCGGGGACGTTGAACGGCGAAACGGGACAAACGGGACGGTGAATTTATGAGCACAACACTTGAACTAGAAACAGCGGTAGTGCCGAGGCAGACCGGCGCGTTGGTGGTTAAAGAGGCCGCGCCGAACATTGCCGGGATGCTGCAGGCCGTAATTGAGAAAGGCGTCACTGGCGAGAATGTGAAAGCCCTTGAAAGCCTCGTCACGCTTTACGAACGGATGGAGGCCCGAGACGCTGAAAAGGCATTCGCGCAAGCTTTCAATGCGTTGCAATCTGAAATGCCGAGGATTCAGGCAAAGAAGCCAGTTCATTGCAAGAATGGGGACCTCAAATATAAGTTCGCACCGTTTGAGGAAATTATGGAGCAAGTCAGACCGTTGCTTTTGAAGCATGGATTTTCGGTCTCGTTTTCGATGCGCTTTGGAGATGGCAGGCTCACTGAAATTTGCACCCTGCAGCACGTAGGCGGACACAGCAAATCGAACGAGTTCGCCGTGCGGATTGGAAGCGGGCCGCCCGGAGCATCAGAGAGCCAAGCTGATGGCGCAGCCGCGACGTATGCCAAACGCTTTGCGCTTTGCAACGCCCTAAACGTGATCGTGGAGGCCGATGATGATGCGAGAGTTGAGGGGGGCAGCGTCACCGCAGAACAAGCCGACGAACTTGAAAGGCGTGTTGCGCTCACTAACTCCAACAAGGCGGCATTCTTGAAGCTGGCCGGCGCTCAGACCTACCGGGAAATCAAGGCAGGCAAGTACGAGGTCTTAGACAATTTCCTGAGAATGAAGGAGGCGAAAGGCCGATGATTTGGAAATCGTAAAAGGAAAGAAAAACAATGAAGATCGTAGAACTTAAATCGGAAAACGTTAAGCGGTTAAAGGCTGTAGAAATCAAACCCGATGGCAATGTGGTTGTCATCGGAGGCAGGAACGGCGCCGGGAAATCGTCCGTTCTGGACTCCATCCAGTGGGCGCTTGGGGGTGAGCCAGACGCCAAGATGCCAGTCCGAAAAGGCGAGGAGAAGGCGAAGATAGTCGCGGATCTTGGAGATTTGGTTGTGACTCGCACCATTACCGCAGCAGGCGGCGGAAACTTGGTCGTGAGAAACGCGGATGGGGTGAGGCAGGAAAGCCCGCAATCCATCCTCGACAAGCTTGTCGGCAAACTGACATTCGACCCGCTGGAGTTCTCGCGCCAGAAGCCAAAACAACAAGCGGAAACTCTCCGCGCATTGGTCGGCCTCGAATTTACGGAGCACGACAAAAAGCGCGAGACAGTTTTCAATGAGCGCACGGCGGTGAACCGGGACGCAACCGCGTTGAAGAACAGACTTGCCGAGATGGTAAAGCATGAAGGAATCCCAGAACAGGAACAGAGCGTTTCCGATTTAATGGCGGCGCAAGCTGAAGCCGTAGCGAAGAATGCTAATAATGCCGCACAGAGAAAGGCCGCCGACAGAGCCAAAGACGATTTAACCCAGGCAGAAAACTTGCTTGCTGAACTGGAGTGCCAACTGTTGGAGCTAACGGAGAGAATCAAGAAGGGTAAGGCGACTGTCCAATCCAGGCGGGAGACATCCGAAAACCTATCTGCTGCCGTGAAAAACCTCAAAGACGTGGATGTCTCGGAGTTCAAAGCAAGGCTCTATTCCGTCGAGGCCGTGAATGCGGCTGTGCGGTCAAATCGGGCTCGCGCTCAAGTGGTTGCTGATTACAAAGTGAAATCGGGAGAGGCTGAAAAGCTCACCGCCCTCATTGAGAAACTTGACGCCGAAAAGAGGGCAAAAATTAACGGCGCGAAGTATCCAATTGATGGCCTAGCATTCGATACTGCGGGGGGCGTCACACTCAACGGCATACCGTTTGAGCAATGCTCAAGCGCGGAGCAGCTTCGGGTTTCAGTGGCAATCGGTCTGGCATTGAATCCAAAGCTGCGTGTGCTGCTTATCAGGGATGGATCCCTGCTTGATTCAGATAGCCTGAAAATCGTTGCCGAGATGGCGCAAAAGGCCGATGCACAAGTCTGGATGGAGCGGGTTGGTGAAGATGATTCGACCTCCGTAGTGATTGAAGAGGGTGAGGTTCGAGAATTGGAGCCCGCATGAAGATTCACAACGAATACGCACAAAATTCCCTCGAATGGCTTGTGGCCCGCGCTGGCATTCCCACTGCCTCGGAATTTCACAACTTATTGACGCCAAAATTCGAGATAAGAACGGGCGAGATGCCGAAGTCCTACCTAGCGCGGAAGCTGGCTGAGCGATGGCTTGGTGGGCCGCTGCCGGGTTACACCTCGATTGATATGGACCTCGGAAAAATCCTCGAAGAAGAAGCGAAGCCGTTTTATGAGCTGCAATACGGCCACGAGATAACCAATGTCGGATTTGTCACTACCGACGATGGCAAAATCGGATGCTCGCCAGACGGGCTAATCGGAGAGGATGGCGGACTTGAATTGAAATCCCCCGAGGCTCACACGCATGTCAGCTACTTGCTAAAGGGTGTTGTCCCGCCTGATTACGTCACGCAGGTTTACGGCTCGATGTATGTCACCGACCGTGCCTGGTGGCGGTTCATGTCATACCGGCGCCGATTCCCGCACCTGATGATTCAGGTAAACCGGGATGAGGACATAATGGGGACAATCGGCGAATGCCTCGGAGAGTTCTGCGCCAAGCTCGACGACGCGTACAACCGCCTCTGTGAATTGAACGGCGGGCCGCCTAAACGATTTCAGCGCGTCACCAGCGGCGATGAGCTGGACGAACAACAAATGAACCGCGGTCCAGTTGACGCGCTGGATATGCCTTTCCCGGAAGAAGCAATAGGAATAACGCCATGATAACCACTGGAAGCACTTGCATCGATATTGACCTGCTTTTTATAAAAGGCGTTTTAACCCAAGCGCAAGAGCGCATCGACAAAATGCGGATCGAAAATGCGGACAGGGGCAGATTGAAAGCGCGGTCGGTTCAGAGCTTGAAGACGAGCGTGGGGTGTGCTTTGTCAGCTATAGAAACATTGGTGGAGGGGAAATGAGCACTGAACAGAATCACCCCCCGGCAGAATGTAAACACGTGTTCCACGGCACGACACGGTGTGTCCATTGCCACATCACATTTCAAGCACTTCAGGAGCAACTGATCGCCAATCTCGTAAAGGAGTGCGACCGATACCGCTTGCAGAACGAAGCGGCTAATCGGCAACTGCGAGAGCTTCAAGAATGGTCCGGCAAGGCGTCGTCTTTGCTGCAACGCTGGATGGCCAGCACGCACCCGTTTGCAACCAGCGATCATTCGCTAATTGAGGACACAAAGGCCGTTATCAACTGACTGATCGTCAACGGATATGAAACTAGACCGAAACATTCACAAAGACGGACTGGGGAAATACGCACTCATTAAGCTGCGGATTGACCAGCCGGTATCACTTCAAGCACTGCCCGACCACTATCGAATCGCCAAGGATGCCGTGGACTTTGGCCGCGAAGGAACAGGCAGCGACTTCTTCGTCATCCGACTCAAGGACAAATACGCCGCGCCCGCGCTCGCAGCCTATGCGATGGCAGCTTATGCAGACGACCCTGAGTTTGCGATGGAGGTTTTGAACCTGTCGAAGGCTGCTGCCGAATACCCCAATAAGCAGCAACCCAGTTGATTGATCCAAATCTGACCCATGCATAACTCACACGAAATCAAGGGTGCGGCACCCACCCCACCCGCACCAGAAGCCACCCCATCAGCCGCACCAGAACCAATTTGCACGAGCTGCGGACAAATAGCAGCGGCATGTAAATGCTCAAAGGCAGAGCGACTCAACGCTAATCGGGAAGCGATTCTGGATGCTGTTTTCGCGCCGCTCGGCAAGCCACCCGCACCTACACCCGCACCAGTTTTGAAGCCATGTCCGTTCTGTGGCGAATGGCCAGAGACGGATTTGCTCCGCGGCTATATGCGCTTCTCAGGGAAGCTAGGTAAGGCAGTGGCAATATATTGCCCCAAATGCCCTGCCGATTTCACACTGTGCCACGAGGACTATCCCGGCGATCCGCCTGAATACCTGCTGTCGGTTTTGGCCGAATGCTGGAACCGGCGGACCACCCCAACGCCCGCACCAGACGCTCAAACCACTGAACAGGTGCGCGAAAACTCGTGATTGATCCTCAACGGATGAAAGAAATCAGCCTAGAAACTCAACTTGCCCTAGCTAAACGATGGCTCGCAGTTCACGCCGATCGGGGCGGATCCGACCTCGAAACAGCTAAGGCGATTTGCGCGACAATCCAGGCCCGAATCGAACTGCGAGACGGATGCACTGACGCCGCGAAAGACTGGGACAATCCCAAGCCGAAAGCTCAAGTGTTGGTTTTGGGGAGGTCGAGAACATGAGTCCGACTCAACGCAGTTTGAAACTCTTGCGCGATTCCGGCTATATGGCAGCAGTCGTTGAGAAGTGGAACCCCCATGCCAAGCTCAGACAAGATCTATTCGGATTCATAGACATACTCGGATTTAAAGGCGACATCGTTCTGGCGGTGCAAACCACCACAAAATCAAATCTCCCGGCCCGGGTTAGAAAGATTGAGCAACTGCCAGCCGCGAGAATGTGGCTGGCACCGCATAGAACCATTGCTGTTCATGGCTGGTCGAAACGCGGTCCAAGAGGAAAGCGAAAGACCTGGCAATGCGATACGGAATTTCCGCAATTCAAACTGACATGAACCCACACAAGTCACCACGCTATGAGGCCGAGGCTAAAGCAGCGTTTTACGCATTTCACAAAGGGTTTTCCGTCAAATGGGATGACCCATTTCATCGTCGGTTTAAAAGAGACTGGCGTCGTGTCGCCCGAGCCGTCATCAACGCGCACAAGAAGAAAGGACAGATGAAATGAGTATAGCATTTGCCAACGCATTGAAGGAGATCCTTGCGACAGTCAGATTCCCCGTGTGCCGTATATGCGGTGCCGCTAGTGACAAGGCGTCAACGTTGCCCGTTGGTTGCCACGACTTCACGATTTTCTACAAGGGCCAATGCTTCGTTATTGAGTGCAAAACGCGCACGGGGAAATTGGATAAAGATCAACAGACCTGGGCGCATTTAATGGCGGCGCAGGGGTGGGTGGTTCACATAGTCAGATCGTATCAACAGTTTTTGGAGTTAATCAACCTATGATACCAACAACATTCAAACAATCAAACGTGGTTTACGCGAAGGATCAGCCGGAATACTTACCCTTACCCGCGCACAAAACGACCGACGGGCAGGTAACGAGCTGTTGGAAAATGGGAATTAAGGACCGCCTGCGCGTATTACTTAGCGGGCGAGTATTTGTGACAATGCTTACATTTAATCAACCACTTCAACCGTTGCGCGTCAGCGCAAAATTCAACCTATGAAAGCACGATTCACCGAACTGGAACGAGCAATAAGACACCGAATCGCCGTTAAAAAGTGGCGAGCCGCGAACCTTGAACACGTTTTAAAATTGAACCGTGAGGCGAAGGAACGGCGCAAGAGATTACCGCAAAGATTTTTTGCAAGTCATGTTTGAATCTAGGGGCGATGTGCAATATAAACGAGCCGTCATGATAGATGACAATAGAATTTCCCGTCCTGGCGCTGAGACGGATACTCGCCAGCAGGCCAGCTATCATGACAACGGCTCGGCGTTAGGACTGGGGATTCACATTTTATGATCGGCAAACTACTCAGCACCGCAATCAAGGTTGTAACGCTCCCGGTTGATGCAATAAACGCCGCTGGTGACATAATTGCCGGTGGTGATGGCTCTAAGAAATCCCGCATGGTTGATGATGGCTGCAACCCAATAGCCGATGTCGAGCGCATTAGGGATAGAGTGGCAGAAGCCGCCGAGGACATAGACCGATAAACCACCAACCAAAGGACCACCACGACTGACAAATGAACCAGACTGGAACCAAAACTAACCACCACGAATCAGACCTCGATTAAATATCCTTGGGATAAATGGTTTTGGGGTGATTTCCTCAACGATCCTAAACTCTCACTCTGCACGCCCGCAACTCGCGGCGTCTGGGTTGACTTGCTCGGACGAATGCACATTCTCGGCCGCGTGGGCAAACTGTGTGGGACCTCAGAACAACTCTGTCGTCTTGCCCGTTGCTCACCCGCCGAAATTGTCCACGCCCTTGCCGAACTCCAGACCACTGAAGCTGCCGACGTAACGCTCCGTAACGATGTCTATACAATAATTAATAGACGCATGTTTAGAGAATGCAGACAACGAGAAATGAACGCTTTACGTCAAAAGCGATTCAGGAGTAACGCTGAGAATAACGGTTCCGTAACGGGACAGAAGTCAGAGATCAGAGATCAGAAGTCAGAAAGAAACAAAGCGAACGCCCCGCCAAATCCGGAGCACAAAGCCTTTATCGACGGCTGGTGCCAAAACTTCCGCGCTGTGCACGGTTTTGATTATTGCTTCGCAGGCGGAAAAGACGGAAAGGCCGTAAGCGAGTTGCTGAAATTGGGAATCTTGAGATTGGACTTGCTCGAAATAGCCAAGCAGGCCTGGACGAGGCACAAAACCGATTTGAAAGCCTGGGGTTGCAGTAAGTCCATCACAATCGCGGGCTTCAAAACTTACCTGAATGAAATCAGAACGGAGTTGAAAATCAATGGCTTCGTTCATAAATCAATCGGACCTGGAGTTGATGAAGTTGCCGAGTCGATAAGACAGAAAATAGGAGACGTGCAAGTTGCTTCCCGAGCCAGCGCATTCGTTGAATATTGGGGAAAAAGGTTTTGGAAAAAGAACGGACGGCCGGTTGAGTGGAATGAGGAGTTGGCGGTGATGTGCGGGAAGTGGAAGGAGGAAAAATGATTCAGGACGAATTTTCCTCAATTCCAGACAGAAACATTCGTTACGAACTCAGGAGAAAGCGGGACAAACGACCGCGACGGCTGGAGCCAATAAAAGCCGCAAGGATGGTCGAACTTTACAAAACCGGACTCGGCCTCAAACGAATCGCAAGGGAAATCAAGTCGAGCGTTCAAACGGTTTATCACGAAGCGAAAATAATTGGATTGATCGACCCGGCGAGGAAAAATGTCGCTTGGAAAGCGGTAAAAGGAATAAAAACCCAAAAGACTTTTACGCTGGTTGGTTGCACTCCCGTCCAATTAAAAACATGGCTCGAAAACCAATTCGAATTAGGAATGAATTGGTCCAATTATGGAGAAGCGTGGCAAATCGACCACGTTCGCCCCATTTCGTCGTACCGCAATCCGGCAGCTCAAGGCGCATTCCATTTCACAAACCTCAGGCCTCTGCCCTGTTCGGATAACAGAAGAAAACACGCCAAGCGATTCCCCGCGGTGGAGAGGAGATTCCCCGGACCCCCACCCCCCACCTTAGACAGCATTCCCTCGCGAATCCCAAGGCAGGTTACCCGGCAT